ACCTTGAAGAGTTTTCTTTAATCCACTCCACAGCCCTTCAAGCAGACTCTGTGAGTAGTTCAGTACCATTGTTGTCATTGTTTTCCTCGTTTTTTCCAATTGAAATTTTACGAGGCTGCTTTTCTTTTGGCAGGACGACTTCTAAATTGACAGCCAGGATCCCATCCTCAAGATCTGCTCCAGTGACTTCGGTGTATTCCGATAGTCTAAATGACTTTTTCCAGTTTTTTGCACTGATACCCTTATGGACATACCTATCTTGCTCGCGACGCGATGGACGCTCGCCCTTGATTGTAAGAACGTGGTCTTTTACTTCGATATCGATATGTTCTTTTTTGAATCCAGCCACAGCCATCTCAACGGTGAATTTCATTTCATCGTCTTTTACGACATTGTGTGGTGGATAGGTATCCTTCGCATGCTTGTGAATGCTCTCAAGCTGATCGAAGATGTGGTCAAAACCGATGAACCCAGAACGTGGGTATACTAATCCAGTCATATGTTCCTCCTATAGACTAGCAAGGTTAAAGCGGCACCGGATAATCCGCATGCCAATAATATATATAATACTTTTTTCGTGAATGTAAACCAGTTACATGCACAAATCTTCGTATCTGAAATTCTTTTCTGTTACAACATGAGCTCTATGCTGAGACAAATCACCAGTAAATTTTACTTTGAACCAATGTTGTATTTTGGACATAATTCCCATTTGCTCTTATCCTTATACGGTATAATTTTAATCTGTCTTAGCGGTGCCAGTGGCTCCACCTGTTTTTTGCCGTCAATCGTAATCAAACCCCAGTCGCTCATGAGTTGAGCAATTGTGTTACGCCTAGCAATATCGTTTTCTTCTAAGTTAGACTTCTTACCATCAAGCAAGAATAACTCTTTAAAGTGAACAATGAAGTAGCGACCTTGCTTATGTAAGATATGGCAAGATTGAAATAACTTCTGTTCTTTACGAGATGCTACGCCAATACGAGTGAGTGTTTCACGAACCTTTAAAAAGTCATCTGGCTCGTTTAGTGTAACCTCAAGCATTGAGGAAGGTGTCCACTCTATAATATTATTTTTTTCCACCTTTGTAAACCTTCTTTCTCAGTTCTTCAATTTGGTCAGACGAGAGAAGTTTACAGGCTTGTTTTGCTTTTTCATTACTATAGCCATAATATTCTTTTACAACTTCCACGTCATCAGAAATCTGGGCCTTTGCCCACTTGGAAAATCTTTTTTTCTTCCGAACTATATTTATAAGAAAGTCAAATTGTAGGCGATTATCCAGGTGCGCATTGAGGTTCATCTCATTTGCCATGAGAACCGTGTCATTGAAATATGACAGGCCGCGATTTACCATGAACGCGTTGTAGGCTTTCTCGGTAATATCATCTACCATGATATTCGATTTGCCATAGTTAATATCATTTAAAAATTCAAATGGGTTCATAATTTAGTTCCATCAATCCACAGTGGCTACCGCCACTTCTAATTTCAAATTCGTATTCCGGCATGATGAGTGCAGTAAATGTATTTATATTACGTACACCCTTTTCGCTGCCAATATAGTCATGAAAAATAATCTTGTAGTTTTCTTTAGTACGTGCTAGGATTTCTTCACAGTCTCCCCAACCAATATCACCATCAACAAAAACTAAATCAAAATCATATTCATCGAGTTCATGCCAGAATTGCTCGCTTTCCATTCTGTACCTGTGCACGTTATTCATACCGTAGTACTCGTAAATATCGTTACGATCTACTGTCCATACCTCTGAGCCGTTAGCAGCTAGTGCGCATGTACTTTTACCGGTGCCAGTACCAATCTCTAAGATCTTTTGAGCATCACAACTTTCAAGTAAAAGAAACTTGAAATCATCATCACTAATCATATTAAAACCAGCCGATCTTTATCCCATTATGAGCGATGATAAAAAAGCAAGCGACCATATGAGTAACAACCCATATAGTACGAATGACTGCTGCGATGTCAGCTTCATGATCATCATCACTAATCTTACTCCCTATTGTCCTAGCCCATATACGCCAGAACTTCTTCATCCAAAGTTCTCCACTCCGCCTTGATACGTATCGTAATCAAGCGCGTGTTCTAACATTTCTTTCGTGAATCGAAGAGTGTCAACTTTATTTAGGTGTACCCCATTATCATAGAGTTGAGGCACAACTCTGTGTCCTCTATCTTTTAAGAATTGTTTAGCATCAGGTTGTTCACTAATGTTAATCACATCATATTTGTAACCCCATGACTCAAGCTTAGACTTCATGGCATCGCAGTAAGAACAATTATTTTGAGTGTACAGTTTAAGTGAAGGTGACATTGGCCATAATCTCCGTTAGACATGCAACTACATTCAGCTCGTGGTCAGCGACACAAGCATTCTTATACTGGTAATCAGCTAGAATAAGAACGAGTTGCGGTATTGATTGAGGTGCAACTTTATCTGACATACGATCATAGAGTGATCGAAAAATTGCACTAGCATCTGTATCTATATTGTTAGCGACCCAAGAGCGCATCTTCTTGAAATCTTTTTCTTTCAAATAAGTGAAAAGTTCGTCGACGCTTGTTTCTTTTTCGCTGTAGGAGAATGTGCCACCGGCTGATCCACGCTGCAATTCATTTAGAACTCGGCGCCAATCAGGAGCGTGCTTCATAATTACAGGCACTACATCTGATGTAGAGTGTACAACGTTTTCTGCCTCGAGAATCTTAAGAGCTCGAGCAAGCATTTGTTCACAAAGACCGACTAGATCTTTCTTACTTGTATTAAACTCATATACACCACAACGAGAATGTAACGGTTCGATAATTCTATTCTTGAAGTTACAAGTTAGAATAAAACGACAGTTGTTACTAAACTCCTCAATGAACCCGCGGAGAGCTGGCTGTGTTGATTGTGGATTGAGATAATCTGCCTCATCAAGAATGACAACTTTATATCCTCCGGATAGAGATACACTCGAGGCGAATTGTTTGATCTTTCCGCGAAGTGTATCGATGTTACCTTCTTCCGAACCGTTGATCAAAATATAATCAAGCTCTAGCTGATTGCATAGAGCTTTAGCAACCGTAGTCTTACCAAGACCGGCTGTGCCGGTAAACAACATATTAGGAAGTTCACCGGTATTTATAATTTCTTGGAACGTTTCTTTCAAACTTGTTGGTAGAACCGTATCAGAAATAGCAGTAGGGCGGTATTTCTCCACCCACAAGAATTCATTTGACATCACATACTCCATAATAAAATAAAGGTGAGGAGCTAACCGTGGCTCCTCGCGAGTCTATTATGCGACCAACCATCGTGTATTTATTCGTCGTCCTCGTCAATATCTTCCATCGCTTGTTCTTGTTCGATGTTTTCAACGAGTTGGATGACTTGAATACACTGATCACGAAGGCCTCCAATTGTGGAAAGCTCTTCACCCTTAAAAGCACCTCGTTGGGTCATGGCATCAATTACTGCAACGGTTGAACGTGCTGATTTATTTGCCAGATCCTGAAGCTGCTGTACGGATTCACTTACAGACATGTCTATACTCCAAAAGTAGATGATTTTTCAAGTGCAATCCAGTAGTTTACTGGAGTGCTTTTGTTAGTAAACTGAGAGATCAGTTTAGACGAAATCTTAACATCATAGTCTCCAGCAATGATCTTGAGATTGTTGATGTTAAGAATAAAGTTGAACACGGCATCGTCTGGATACGTTCCATCGACGTCAATAGAAAACGCGTTTGATGTCATGTTCTGGCTGTCGACAACCGAAAGACTGAGTACACCATCTTTGCCAGAGATAGACACTTCTTCATGTCCAAGAGTTGATGCAGCACGCTTGAGTTTATTCAATGTATCATTGTCAAGCGTAAAGCTAACATCAGCCTCAGGCATGTTAATATCTTTCGATGGGGTGGTCAGTGTTTCTTCAGAAGAGAAGAAGTATTTTACTTTAGATCGACCAGAGGAGTCAGAGATCCTGACATACTCATCTTCGAACTGAAGGTTAGGTGTATCCACTAGACCAAGTACACCAATAAATTCGTTCAGGTCATATACGCCGAAATCCTTTGGAAAGTCTTCGGTGACTTGCGCAGTAGCCAAAACATTACGTGCTTCCGAAATAGTTTTGATCGTGCTGCCTGAACGTACAAGAATATTCTGGTTGATACCAGAAAAGTTTTTCAAAATAGATAAGGTATTATCGCTTAGTTCCATAATTTACTCCGTGATCAATAAGTATATTATACCAAAGTTTGCGCCAAATGTAAACCATTAAGCTGCCATTTGTGAGAAATTTTTCTCTTTCTTAAACTCGATCTTTGACTCGAACTTACCGTCCAGGATCTCACCTTTATGCGAGATAATGAATACGTTTGTCTTGTCATCGAGTGTGTAGAGAATCTTAAGCAGGTTTTCTACACCAGCATCGTCCAGCGATGAGTCGAATGTTTCATCGAGAATCAGCAAGTTAGTCGATACACTGTTCTTCATCTTTGCGATCTGTCGCCATGTAAACAACAGGGCTAGATCGATACGCTGCTTCTCGCCTTCACTGAACGAGTCATATGAGAAATCATCTCTATGTCTCGAACGAATTGTTTCATTGAACTCTTCGTCAAGATCGAAGTGCACATAAAAATCGAGGACCTGAAGGTACTGGTTAATAAGCTGGTTCATTACTGGCAGGTATTGCTTGATGATCTTCGTCTTAATACCAGTATCCTTCAGCATCTCCCCAATAGCGAGTTTATATGTATACGAGTCGTTAACACCAATTTTCTTGTCTTGAAGTTCAGACAGTTGAGTCTTAATTTCAAGTAAATCGGAGTTAGCTTTTTCAAGATCAGCACCTACGTCTTTTTCGAGATGTAGCTGGAATTCTTGAATTTGTTTCTGGAGCGTAGAGATCTGGACGTTGTTCTCACTGAGTTCAGATACTTTAGATCGAAGCGTTCGAAGTACGTCGCTGGTCGTGCTAATCTCTTCCTCCACCGTGGACCCCGCCTCACTAACCTCACGGCGTTCGCGTTGAATCGCATTGGCTTCTTCTTTCGCTGCTCCGAGAATGCGAGATTTATGCGAGTCTGTGATGGCTTGCTCGCATACGGAACAACTCTCATTCTTCTCGAAAAACATGGCACGTTTGGCGACTTCCTTTGCCCTCGTCTGAGTATCTTGACCTCTGAGCAAAAGGGTTTGGCGTTGATCAGATAGAGTCGCCATCCTTTCCTCGGCTTCTCGAATAGATTCATCGAGGCCCATGCTAAGCTCACTATTCTTAGCTTGTAATTCATCGATGTTATTCTGCGCCTCATCAATCCTAAGTTCATAGTTTCTCCTATTCTCCTCAGTCAGAGTGGAGACATCTGCAATATACTTCTTCTGCGTGTCTACCTTATTCTTTGTGAGGTCGATTGTGTAGGAGATTTCTTTTAGGGAATCTTTAATGACATTGATTTCTTCTTTCAAGATCTGATTCATTTTAGAGAACACGCCAATATCGAGCAACTCTTCAATTACGAGTCTACGATTATGAGGGTTCAACTGCATGAACGGAATGAATGAGGATGAGCCAAGTACCACAACCTGGTGGAACGACTTATGATTAATTTTAAGAATATTTGTTTCGAGGATTCTCTGGTATTCTTTAGCATGAGAAGACTGGTTAATCATTTCACCGTTCTTCCAGATTTCAAAGATACCAGGCTTGATTCCTCGAACAATTTTGAATTGAGCAGCACCAACCGCAAACTCAACTTCGACAACACACTGTTTGCCATTGATTGAATTAATTAGTTGAGGCTTTGTGATAGAGCGGTGTGGTTTACCAAACAACGCGAATGACAATGCATCGAGCATAGTTGATTTACCAGCACCGTTCTGACCAACGACCAGAGTCGTCTTACTACGTGTAAAATCGATCTCTGTAAAGTTATTACCGGTAGACAGAAAGTTCTTGTACCGGATCTTTTGAAATAAAATCATGCGATTTCGAGTGCCTGTGCCTGTGTCATGAGTTCACGCATTTGGATTTTGATTCGTTCTTTATCGAGGTCCGTGTCAACACCTTCGATGTAATCATCCATAAGCTTAGGAGTATCATCTACTTCCAATCCCTCGTCTTCTACGTTAGAGCCAATGAACTCGTTAAAGTTTTCCGCAATCTTCAAATCATACACATCCTCGTTTTGGATACGATCAATAAAGCGATCGAACGAGAACGTGTCGGATTTATTTACGACTACAACCTTGACAAATTTGTTTTCTAAATTTGACGTATTATAGTTATTATAATCCATTTCTTCGTCATTGTACACTATTTTTTCAAACAAAGTGTGTGGATTGCGAATCTTTTCTACTTCACGTGTTTCAGTATCGATAATGTGGAAGTACTTAGGATCATGAGCATCTGACCAGAAGAACTCCATCTGACTACCAAGATACCAGATGTTACCCTTGCGTGAAGCAGCATGGAAGTGACCGGTTAGGACGAGTTCGAACTTCTCAAAGATCTTAGGGTCCATGCCACCATGCGACTCTACACCTCTCATCATTTCGAATCCACCTAGTTCAAGGTGTGCTCCTAACCAGTCAGCTTTACAGTAACGGATAAAGTTCATGGACTTTTCATAGTTATCGCTACAAATCCATGGGAGGAGGGCCATGCGTAAGGAGCCATACTCCATGACTGTGGGTTCCATAATAATGTTGATCTCATTCATAAAGTGACCGAGTAGTTCTTTCAAACTATTCAGGTCATTCGTATTCTTATAGAACGTATCATGGTTGCCAGGAATAATATCC